TGCGCCTGGATTTCCAGTAGCACCTAATGTTGAAGGTGCTGGTGACATTGCAGTTATAGCATCTCCACCTTCACCAAAAAAGGTTGGTGCAGTTGTGGGTGCATCTGGTTTTGAAAAACCAATCACCGCTCTTCTTAAACTCATTCCAGCAGGACCTTGTGCAGGTACAGTTGTCCCTGGATTTCCTGAAGCTATTGTTAAATCTAATGTAGCTCCTGGTGCTGTTCCGTTAGAACCACCTAAATCTATAGTTGGGGACGGTTGGTTTTGTCGTTGTCCACCTGAACCTCCAGTGCAAGTCGCTTGTACAGGACTTCCAAAAGTAGTACTTTGTCCAGGGTTACCTCCATTATTTCCGACCCCTACTCCTCCAGCCCCAATTGTGTAGGGAGCTGTAAAAGGAGAAGGTGCTGGTGAAGTTATTGGAACATTGAAAAATCCTACTCCCCCTGATCCCCCTGGCCCTTTACCCGTTGGACCCACGCCTGAAGCTCCAGCTCCACCTGCGCCTGTCATATAAAGCATTAGTTTTGTTGTCCCTGGTTGTGCTGTAAACGTAGCTGTTCCAGGAGCACTATCAGCATGAGTGAATACAAAGTCAGGTGATCCAGCTGATCCTGTTGCTGCTGCAGTAATTCTTCCGTCTTCATCAACTGTAATGTCGGCAGTTGTGTAAGATCCTGCTGTTACGGCAGTTGATTGTAATTGGCTTGGACCAACAGAGTTGGCAGCCATTTTTGTAAGTGTAACATTTGATTGTAAAATTTTATCTGTAGTTACAGCGTTTGATGAAATGTTTGCTGCACGTACAGCAGACGAAGCTAATTTGTTTGTTGTTACATTTGATTGTAAAATTTTTGCGGTTGTTACAGCGTTATCTGCAATTTGTGCTGCAGCTACAGTTCCACCTAATGTATCTAAAGAAATTTCGTTTAAATTTGTTCCATCTGAATAAGCTGCATAAATTTTTGCAGCATCCAAAGTAAATCCTGTTCCTGATGCTGTTTTAATAGTTAAGTTTTCAGGGTTAGTTAAACCTGTTGCATCAAAGATATAAAATTTTTCAATGCTATCAGGTATTGTACAAATTGTGCTTGCTGCAATTGTAGCAGTAGCAAATTTGATTACCATATTTCTAGCATTAGAAATAGTTTTATCAGTCATCACTAAAGCTAAAGTTGAACCACTATTAAGTGTAACTTGTTCAAATCCTGCAATAGCTTGTTGAATTAAGTTTAAATTATTATTTGTATTATCACCCCATGTACCAGCGTTTTCGCCAGTTACCATAAGTTCTAGTTTTAAATCTGCTGAATAACTCGATGTCATATAACTCCTATATTAACAAAATTATGCTGCCTTATCAACCGTGGTCCAAACATTATTTACGCCAGGATTGATCTCGCTCCATGCCGTAATATTAACTGAACCTATACTGCCAGTCAACCCTATACCTGATACGTTTATATTTGCTGTACCAGTAGCTACAACCTGACCAACAGATCCATTTAATAATCCAGCAGTGGTAACTGGGTAAATTGATACAGGGGTAATTGAGCCCACTGATAAAGTAGCTCCTTGACCTGTTACGGATTCATTAGTTGTTTGTATTAATGTAATTGAACCTAATGTTAAAGAAGCTGATATCCCTGTTACATCTACAGGTATTTTAGGCTCAGGTAGGACTTGACCTATTGATCCACTTAATGATTGACCAGTTGGTTGAACTAAAGCTGTCCCTGTAACTGATGGAACCGTTCCTATCGCTGTATCTATTTGATCTTCAGACGCAAATACAAATACATCATTATCAATTTGTATTGAATTTAAACCTTGAGTAATAGTTAATAAATCTAATCCAGTTACTACTGCGGTAAAATCTGTTTTACCGATTGCCGTTCCTTGTGATAGTGTCGCTTGTTGTCCTGCTGGTAAAACAGAGTAAGTTTCTCCCCAAGCTCTGTTACCCCAACCGCCTCGGCCCCAACCAATTTCTACTAAAGCTTCTACTGATATAGTTCCTAGGTCTGCTGATAAAGATTGACCACCAGCTAAAACAGATCCAGTTATACCCCATGCACCAGAACCCCACTCTGCACGGCCCCAACCGTTTACAGAGCCTGCAAATTCTAATGTCCCGATAGTAGATGATAAAGATATTCCTGAAAGTTCAACAGCATTAGAGTCTTGATCACTCCAAGTTCCTGCACTCCAGGTTTGTGCTCCCCATGTTTTAGCCATGAAGAACTCCTAACGGAAGTCCCGCTACAGAAAACAAATTAGTAATGTTTGCCATAGCAGGCCCCTCCTTTAAGTTATGCGATTCTTAATATAGCTGCACTCGTTGTAAATGCTGGGAACTGAATAGTAAAAGTTCCTGCAGTTGCAGTTTTATCTCCACCGAAATCTAATACTGCCACAGCTGGATCTCCAGTAGCGGTGTCATTATAAATTAATGCACCTCTTGCAGTAATTGTAACACCTGTGAATGATAAATCAGAAAAGTCTGTGATAGCTGTGTTAGAAGCTAAAGATGTTCCTGTGTTTACAAGTGCTGAACCACCTGAAGAATATCCACCAGTTGGTGATGATACTTCGTTGCCAGTTGTAAAAGATGTTGTCGATTTCCCTAAAGTAGCCGAGTTAGTGTACATTGATAGTTTAAATGTATTACCACCTGGGTTACTAAAATTGTGAGTTGCTTCTAATAATTCTTTTTTAAAAGAATTACAAATTGCGTTAGTTGTTATTGCCATGTTTTCTCCTTAATTAATTTTATGGTGACGGTGAAGGTACTTTAATTCGAGGCACTCCACTGTCGTATTCTCCTCTTCTTCGTCTACCCATTTGTTGTAGGGCAAAAGCTTGTATGCTTTGATTATACCTGTCAGAATACAGTTTGTATAGGTCATCAGGGCCTTTAAGATAACTATAAGCTTCTTTTAGAACTCCGTATAATAATAAAGCCTCCTGGTGTTGAGACAGGAATGTATTGGTAGAACTGTCAAAATGAGGAGGATCTTTTATAAAATTTATCTGTATTGTGTATGTGCTATCTGGAGTAGGAGCTAACAAAATATTAGTTTCATCCCAATTAGCATAATATTTTGGTGTTCCTGTTACTGTATCATTTGGAGCATATTCTGAAATAAAACTAGTATCTCTTTTTTCAAGAAAATCTCTTACATTAGAATTAATAATTTGCACTGATCTTAAAATAAGTAAATCAGCTGGCATGACAACATATCGATTACCTGTTGTTACATTTGAAGTAGAATATTTTCTAAGGTCATCATAATCCACAGCTCCTGCAATATCTAATTCTGTATTTCTTATAAATTGATCTAATATAGAATCTGTTAATACATTATTATCTACTTCTGTGTAGTTTCTTACTTGTGTTAAAAAATTTGAATATGTAATAGCCATTATAATCCTATTGTTACCTGTCCAACTGTAGTTTGAGCTTGTCTTCTTCTGTTTTGTAAAGAAGGATCTCTTGGTTGCATTGTATTTCCTTCTGAACCATCGTGTTCTATTGCGTAAAATACTTGAAAAGCAAACTGACCAGGTAATGTAAGGTTAGCGACTGCTTGTCCTTGGCCACCTGACCCAGCAATTGTGTCATCATTTTGAAAAGGTACTTCAGGTTGTTGAAAATCTTGTGCTCTAGAATTTTGTAAAGCAATAGCATCAGCTACAACTCTTTTTCTTCTAATCTGAGGATGCTTAGGCTCAAACTCTGATGTATGAACTAGTGAGCCATTCCATTCTCTAACCATTTCAGTATATGGAAATGCCATACCAGATCTGTCTGATATTGCTAATGATCTTTTACCTTTTGCAAATACTCCCATTATACTCCATCTCCAAAATAAGTTTGTGGAGCAATGTATAAAGATGTTCTTGAACCATCTTCATCTAAAGCTCTTTTCATTTCATCTTCATAAGCTAATTTTAACATTTGTGTTTTTTCAGCTGCTTTCATGAAAGATATGTAATAAGCTAACCCTGATACCATACAAGGTAAAAATCTAAATGGTGTATCAGGAGTATTTCCATATGCTCCTGCGTCTTCAATTCTGTTTATCGAGTAATATTTTAAAGTTGTGTAAGTACTTAAATTAGGAGCTTGATATAAATTTATAATTGGTGTGATTTGTCTATCTACATAATATTGAGAAGGTTGCCCTGTAGCATATTTATTAGGAAGAGCTGCATAAGCAGATCTATCTATTTTAGTTAAAGATACATCTTGTGTATTAATATTATTTCCAGCTTCATTTGTAGTTGAGATAAAAGCTTCAAGAACGTCACTGACTGCAGCAGGTGTAGTGTAGTTAGGTTGTCCGTTTACAAGAGCAACTTCATTAAGGGCTACTTTCCAAAGATGAACACCTCTGTTTCCCCACTCAGAAAAAAGTAAGTTTAAATTACGTCTTGCTCTTTTTAAATCATAACCTGATTGAGTTGATAAACCACATCTCTCATATGCTTCATCAATGACTTCATCAATATTTAAATCAAATGTTGTTGTTCCTGAACTTGCCATAATTAAAATTTCTTTTTAAATCCTATTCTAATTCTATCTTTGTTAATACCAATACCTACTTCTGATTTTTTATATATCCTATCATAACTTAATTCAGGATTAAACTTAGCCTTAGAATCTCTTAGTGTGGTAATTAAATTATCTCCACTTTCAGCTTTAGTTCCTTTTGTTTGAAAAAAACTTACAGAAAACTTACTTTTCCTTGTTGGTACTCCATCAATAACTCCACCCACATCGGCTTTTAGTATTGTTTTTACATTTGTAGGTTTACCACCAACACCTTGTGCTTTACTTCTCTTTCTTACAACAGCAGAACGCTTTTGCGAGTCTGTCATTCGGGCTGCTTTTGCAGCAGGCACGCATTTGGGGTATTTTCTTTTTGATCCACTTGCAGATTTTCTTCCACATGATTTATATCCTCCTCCTTTTTTAGGTGCAGATATATCCACCCATTTTTCTTTAAACCATTCTTTTAGCCCACCTGATTTCATACCAGCAGGGACACAATTGGGAACCATTCGATTTCCTTTTTTCTTCATTCCTTTTTGTTGGTAACCTTCCCAACAAGTTCCTCTTTTAGACATCAATCATGTCTCCGTAATAATCTACTAAAGATTTATTAGAAACTTTTTCTCCTGCAATCTCACTTTTCATGTAAGATCCTGTATAAACACCATTTTTTGCTTTTATTGTGCTTAAAGTTTTAGCTTGCGCTGCATGTGTCTTCGATGCTTTTTCTAAACCTTTAACAACTTTATTAATCTTAACTTGATTACCTGTTGCATACTTCATCATTCCACCCTTCATAGCGGGTTTAGGTCCTTTAAAATCTTTTCTCTTTACACCAGAAGGATCTTTGATCTTACCAGCACAAATTTTAGAAGCGTAGGCATTAGCATATGCTGACGGATACACTTTGAATTTTCTCTTCGCGGCTGATTTACCTCTTGCACATAATTTTGTCATAATACCTTACCTTTGTTTTTACCTTCTTTTAATCTGTATTTATGTGTACCTGTGCCGTTGATATCGACCTCTTGTCTAAGAAATTTAAACATAGTCATCTGCCTAGCATCTTCAAATTTTTGTTGAACATACTTGATAACTCTGTTTTTATTTACTTTTTCTCTATCATCCATAACTTAGCGGCCGCATTAAGAGTGTTATTTCTCTCCTTTTTACGGTTGTACAACTTCTTTGATTGTACCACTTTCGGTTTGAATGCGCTAGACCTTAGACTTTTTGCTATTGGATTTGTAGATTTTACCATGTGTTTTTTCCAATACTTTTCTAAATTTGCTTTTTTCAGCTTTGCCCCAACCTCTACCTAAGCCAGGTTCTAGTTGTTTTTTTATTTGTCCTCTAGTTATTGCCATTTTTTATCCTTGTTTTTATTGCTACTGTACATCTTGGAAGTATAGCATATTCTGAAGCTAAACCTCTATGTTTTTCTTTAGCATTAAATATGATACATCTATTTTGTACAAAATCTAGTTTATGTTTACCTATTTCAAATTTACCGTCTTTTAAAGTTTCTGATACCATTAACAGTATTGTATAATCACCATCATCAGTATGCCAATCACTATGCTGATCTCTAAATTGAATATTTGCATAAGCTCTTAAAAACTCTAAATCTTGATTAAGAAACACTTTTGTTTTTACTAAAAGATATAAAATAATATGGTCATACTCAGATATATTAGATATAAAAAATCTAGAATCTGTTGGTTCTTTTATTTCATCAATACAAGAACTTTGATTATAGACCATAGGCAGTCTTAATAAATTAGCATAAATAGTTTTACACAATAGGGGATCTATAAAATTATCTACTACTTTAGTGTCTATTCCAACCATGGTGTGTACGCCACCTTACCATCAACTCTTTGTGCACGCAACGACTGATTTCTATTACTGTCGTTTGAATAACTACAATGTATCCAACCTGAAGTCGGTTCGTTGTCGCGGTAAAATTCTAAAATGAGCTGGTCGTATTCTAGCTCGTTCTTGATGTACAAAGCTAGCTCCCTATTATCTACACCAGGTATTTCAAAGTCTGCTGCGGCTGCACCATTGTCTGCTACATGTTGGCTGTTCACACTGCTACCTATTTCTAGGCACAGCTGTGCACAACGGAATCCGCTGGATATAATAAGGGGTTTTTCAAAGTGTGATCTGACTGGTTGCAATATGTTTGTAGCCAATGCTTTTAGATTTTCAATCTGCGCAGGATTAGGATTGTTATTGATTCCCTTACGCTCTGCTATTTGGCTCTTGGTAAGCTCGTCTAAAGTTATGTTAGCTGTTAATTTCATTTTTTCTCCTCTATTTCATAAAAAAATTTATCTGTATCTTCTGTTTTCCATTTTCTAGAATCTTCTACATTCCACTCATTAGTTTGTACCTTCCAGTCTGGTACTTCATCTTTGACTGTAAATGATGGAATGTCCCAAATCAACCTGTTATTAGGTTGTGCTGCATAGTTACCATCATCTAAAGCTAATATATGTGCACATTTATGTTCTTGTGGTATTTCTGAATGATCAGTATCTAATATATTAGACTCAGGATGAGCAAAATCCACAGTAAAAAGATAAGCGCCTGGATGCCACTTTTTATCTTTACCAATGTATTTACCTGCTTGACCATCTAAAATATCCCAAGAAGTAACAGCAGGATAGTAACTAAAACAGTTCCATAAAACCAACTCATCAAGCCTACGTTTAGGAACATCACTCGGTTTAAAGCCTCTTTGAATAAATGCAGATATCGGTAGACGATAGTAGACAGCTCCATTTTCCATAATACAATGAAAAAGTACGGAACGCCCAGTAATAGACGATAAACCAAATATAGCGCAGTCTTCAACTTCTCCATGATGTTTTTTAAGATCATATAAGTACTCCCTTCTAATCTGTGCGTATTGCACTGGTATGTTTGCGTTTAAGTAAGACATTATTTATTTTATCACACTATTCCTTAAATTATCAATAAAGGAAACTATAACTAATCTTTCTTTATCACAGATTTCTGATGCGTGATATTGCTTAGAATCAAAGCAAATCATTCTATTAAATTTACCACTAAAATTTATTGTTTTGTTAAAAAAAGAATTGTTTTTTAATTTTTTTTGTTGAATTTCATTCTTTTGTTCATGGGTAAAATTTTCTTTATTACCAAAATAATTGTGTTTTTGTTCGCCTCCAATATTCCAATCTGGGGACAAATATTCACTTTTAAGATTATAAATTGAAGTTCCTGATGTTTCTCCTATTGTTAAATAAATAATAGCTGTCAAATTTCCATGATCTTGATGAACCCAGCCATCATTTATATCAGGTTCGCTTTTTTGAAAAAAAGATTCAGCGGAAAACGTAATGTCTTTTAAACCAGGAAAATAAGTCTTTACAATTTTTTTGTTAATATATTCGTACAAATTTTGATCTATGTTAGCTATATTTTCACTTCTGTAACCTGAGATATAATTACTTTTTTTAAATAAAATATTCTTTGTTATCTCTTTTATTTGATAGGGATCATCGAAAAAATTATCCTTACATATAGCGGGTGAAAAATTAGGTTTCTTCATGGACGTAAAGTCCAAAGAATCATAAAAATTACAGCAATCATTGCAATAACTGTATTTATAGGAAAGAAAAATTCCATTAGCTGCTAATTCCAACCACCCACAATACAATAAGTACGTAACAAATGATTTCCATTATTCTAGTATTAATGATTTAATAGAGAAAGATCCATCTATATTTTTCTCTAATTCTGCTTTAGATTTAATACATTTATATTCTATATTTTCTTTTGGATTTCTTGTTGCCTCACGTTTATGTTTCAAACATATTGACATAGAAGATTTTCCTGTCTTTGGATCAATCTGTATTCTATGCTCTTTGATATCAGGGCCTATGAACATCAATAGGGCTACAATATGCTCAATCATTAGTGACCGTTCCCGTTTGCTCTAACTTTATCTTTTAAATCTTCAACATCAGATAATGCTTTTTCTAATTGTTGTTTTAAAAATTCTATATTAACTTTGTTAGTCATATTCATTTCTTGCGTTTGCTCCATTTTTTCAACGGTCTTGTAAAGATCCTCAATTAAAAAATGTTGTTCTTGATCGGTTGGGACTTGTTCGGATTTTTTTAGCAAATCATTTTCAAACAGCTCACGTGAAGTCTCTAACGATACTAATCTCCCAGTCAATTCTGTATAACCTAACACACCTAATGCTACACCTGCAACAATTCCTAAAATTGTTTTTAAATCTGTGCTTACTTTTGTGTTTTCACTTACCTTCATTGTGGTATCGCTTGTTCCATGATTACAATATCAGGATTATCTTTTAGATATTGTATTTTTAAATTATCCCAGTGTCTACCTTCTGGTTTCTTATCAATAAACTTAACAACCCCTAATTTATTACACATATTAAATAACTCTGCAAATTCTACAGGTGGGGGACTAATATTAGGTATTCTTTTACACTCTTTTATAAGTTCAAGTTGGGTTTTTATTTTACTTTTTTTCTGCATTTCTGCAATATACTCATCACTACACACAGCACCTAAAGGCATTCTAAATCTAAAACCTAGTGTTTGATTTTGTGATTCAGCACTAGAGCCAGATTTGTATTCGTTTTGTCTAACTTCTGTATAAGTTTCCCAATGGCCTCTTTCACAAGTTCCGTAGTCATTTAGATAATCATTTCTTGCTTGTGCGTAAGTCGCTACACAAAGAAAGAATGCAATCCATAATAAATTATCTCGTAAGGTCTTTAAGGTCATAAGTATGATCTCTCACTGTGTCTGCTAATTGTCTGTATAAATTTTCTGCCATTGTCCACGTTGCTTCTGCTGCGGACAGTCTTTGTTTAAGGTCGTTAATATCTGCTCTGGAGCTAATTATTTTAGACTCCATCTTAATAATAGTTTCTTGATTTGCTGTAATAGTGTCTGTTAAAGATAATACATATCTTACCGATGTAAATGTTCCTGCTATAATTGCTGCAACAACAGGAACAATTACAATATTCTTTTTAAACCACTCTAATTTACTTTTAGGTTTCT